CGAACTGGCCGATGTCGTAACCGTCGATGCTGATCGAGCCCTGGCCCGCTGTTACATCGATTTTCACGTTACCGGGGTGCTGGGGCGGGACGTTAGGCATCCTTGATCTCCGGGGTGTAATGCTGGCAAGGGCAGTCGATGTTCGTGCACCTGCTGTGAAGGATCTTCACGGCGTGGGCGCGCTCGGCCGGGCGATGGGTGCCGAGGGGAGCCAGCAGGAGCTTCCCGGCCTGTTTGCACTCAGGGCAGATCATCCGAACAGCCTCCTCATCCTCTTCCGGTAGCGCCGGGCACCCCAGGAAAGGTTCCAGCGCTTCGGCCGCGCCGCGCACGGTCCCTCGTGCCCCGGCCTGCGGCTGCACCACCAGCCTCTCGGCGGCAGCTTGCAGCCCTGGTCGTAGTACGTCACGTGATCCCCAGCTCGTCCATGATCTCGCACACGACCTGGGCCTGATTGTCGAACGTGCGGTCCTGCACCGCAACCAGGGCCTTGTCCGCCAGCTTCTCGCGCTCGTCGTCGTGGCTGACGTAGTAGCGGATCAGCTCCTCGGCCTCGGCCGGCGAGGAGAACGACGGTAGGAACGGGAACACCTCGTCGGACTCGCCGCGCGGGTCGCGGATGAAGAACAAGCCGCAGGCGGCCATTTCCACCTCGCGCGGACCCATCGCCCAGCCGCCGTAGTGCTGGGCCGTCTCGCCCTCCTGGCGGTAGACGTTGATGCCCATCTTGGTCATGCGGTAGATGCGGGCGGTCTCGGTGTTGTCCACGCACTCGCCCGGCTGGTGTCCGAGGTACTTGTACAGGCCCCAGTACCGCTCGTCCACGTGCTCCCAGCCGTTGCCGCCGAGCACGGTGTCGATGCCGTCGAAGTTGATCTCGCTGAAGAACTTGGCCCGCGAGTTGAAGATGGTGCCCACGAATGCGAAGTCGATCTCGTAATTGCGGGGCTTCGCCGGGTAGTGCACGGTGTCATCGAACGAGTGGGGAATGTAGGCGACCGGCCCCAGTTCCTTCCACTTCTCGAAGTTCAGCGGGTCATTGACCAGGTTGAGGTTGGCGAACGCGCCGCGCTTGGCCTGCTCCTCGTCCTGATACGGGCTCTCGGTGTGGAGCATGACGATCTTGATGCCGCGCGACCGCAGCAGATGCAGGGTGCTAGCCGTGTGGTAGAACCCGGAGATGAAGAAAATCACCTCGGGCTCGAAAACGAAGCACTCCTCGAACAGGCCCTTAGTGGCCATAGAGGCGATCATCTCGGGGTCGGGGAGCGCCTGCCGTACCGGCACCAGGCCGTGCTCGCAGGGCTCTATGTCCGGCTGGATGAAGCACGCGTGGCCGTAGAAGGTCAGCCGCTCGTTGGTGTTGTACGCCTTCACGTCGTGGCCCTGCGCCTTGAGGGCCTTGATCCAGCCCCGGTACACGTCCGCAACGGAGAAGTCAGGGCCAGGGTGAACTAGCAGAATGCGCGCCATGCGGACATCCTACCTCGCGGAAACTTCCCAGTTGAATCGCGCGCCGAAATACATAGCGCCGGCCCATTCGATAGGGCCGTAGCCGTCAATGATCTTGGTCTCGCACCACTCGACCGTGCCGCCGAGGGTTGGGTCCATCGCGATGGCCATGGCCACCGACACGATGCTGCCGGTCCGCTCGAACCCGAGCCATTGGTCGAGGTTGTCCTGCACGTTGGACACGGTGTCGGCCCGCGCGATCACCAGGTGCCCCGCGATCACGAACTCGGTGGGGCTCAGCGGCCGACCCCCGGCGTCGAGCTGGGACTCCCCCAGGCAAACGGCGAAGTTAGATACCGGGGCCTTCGGGATCACCAGCAGTTGCGGGGGGTTGATCGTGTCCAGGTACTCCGCCGACGTGCTCAGCGCCGGCACTGCGTTCGCTGCGATCTGACTCGCTATCGACGCGCGGATCGCTACTAGGTCGGCCATGTCCGCAGTGTACACCGATGTGCCGCTTCATAGCCTCGTGCTGGAGGTTCAGGTGATCCTTCAGCTCGTCGTGCCGCTTGTCCACGTGCTTCGCGGTTAGTTGCGTTGTGAAGAGACTAAACAGTGCCGATACCAGTGGGATGACCGTCAGCATGATCCCGACCGCGATCAGGTGCGGCCCCCAGCCGTGGGGGGTGATGTCCCCGTAGCCTACGGTGGAGGCGGTTGTGGTGGCGAAGTACAGACCCGTCCAGGCGGCAATGTGATCGGTGATGGCGAAGGCGATTCCGCCGGCGATGTCGAGGACGACGCTGAGGATGACGACGAGCCCGGCCGGGCTGCGCAGGAGGGCGATGGCGCGGTGCATTTGTCGTGGGCCTCCAGGATGTATCGGTGCGTCAGCTTGTCCGGGTGCGGACTGTGCCGGGCGCACACCTTGAACTGCCCGTCAGCCAGGGGGAACTTCCCGAGCCTCCAGCAGCGGTGGACGTGGCAGTTCAGCAGCCTGAAATGCGCGGTTATTCCTGACAACAGCGAGGCGATGGCCAGCGAGGGCACAAATCCTGACCAGAGCTGGTAGGTCCAAGGCGTCCCGGCCGGGTAGGGATGCACGCCGATGGCGAACGCGGCTGACCAGGGGTGCCATATCACGAGTGCGAGGCACGCGACGAACACGACCGCCGACGCCCATCTTAGGTATCCCATCTCAGTTCCCACGCCTCTTCGATCAGGGTCTCAGGATCGATGTCCTGCTCTGCTCCCCAGGATACGATCCGGCTGTCCTTCAGCAACAGCGCCGCGTGGTCCCCGGCCTCGGTGTGATATCCGATCACGACGTTCTGCTCGTCGCTCAGCGCGAACGCCTTGTCCCGCAGGATCACCTCGGTGTAGTCCGCGAGATGCGCCTTGTACGGCCAGCCCAGGTTCCAGCACGTGTACAGCACTTGCTCGATGCAGGGCTCCGCCGGGCAGGCGTCGATCAGCTCGTTCAGCAGCTTGGGGGTGATAGTGATCGAGCGGTTCTTCTGGACGTGGTTGGCCACGGCGAAGATCACGCAGTACGGACTGGTCTCGTCGCCCACCCACTCGATCGGACCCTTGGGCGCGGGCGCTCCCATCATCACGCCCCAGGCGGCCGGGGCGGTGCGGGCCTTGGCCTTGGCGACCGGGGCCTTGGCTGACGCGCCCTTGCCCCGGACCGGCTTGGCCTGCTTGGCGGCCTTGGGCTTGGGGGCTTTGGCCTTGGAGCCCTTCGGCCGACCGCGCGGTGCCCCGGTGCCGGGCTTGACGCCCTTGGCCGCAGCCAGGCCGGCCGCGTTCGCCGCCTTGTTGATCGCCTTGGAGCGCGCTGTCTTCGGGCCTGTCCGCTTGGTCTTACCCGCCTTCCGGGCTGTCCTGCTGAGCTGCCTGAACAGGGCTATGGTGTGGCTCATCGCCTGTGCCTCATCCACGGTCCGCATGACCGCCTTGTGGGCGTACGCCGCCTCGCCGGCGCGGGCGAACTGAGCCCGGCCGAGCAGGTTGGCGTGCTTGTACATGTCCAGTTCGACGCGGGTCCGCAGCCCGCCCTCCTGGTGGCCGGCCCTGGCCTGTAGCCAGCTACGACGGGAGGCCACAGCCGCCACCGACGCGGCCCGCACCAGCTCGCGCGAGACGGCGAACTTCTTGAGGGTCGCGTAGGCGGAGTTCAGCCGGTACTTGCGGAACGCGTTGGCGTACGCGTTGAGCGCTAGCTGCTTGCGCACCTTCTGCGCGGTCGCGGCGTACGCCTTGTTGTACGCTTTCCACTGCGCGGCGCTGAGCTGGAGCCCCTTCGGCCTGGCCTTGGCCGCCGTGGTCTTCTTGGCCACGCCCGCCTTCTTGGACTTGACCGGTGCCTTAGCCTTAGCGGCCATGCCCGCCTCCGTGCATCGGGTCCACGTGGATGGGGAACGCGGCGTCAACCGTGCGGCCGGGCAGCGTCTTGCCCCCGTGCGGCTGCTTCTTGTGGTCGTCGTCGCTGTCCACGGGATCGCTTCCGTTGTCGTCCGGCGCTCCCCCGTCGTCCAGGTCGTCTATCACGTCCTTGAGGGCCTTCACCACATCGGCCAGGCCGCCGGGGGTGCTGGTGTCGAGCCGGTCCGCGATCTTCTCCTGCGCCTCGCGGTGCTTCTTCCACGCCCGCCACGGCCGGAGCACGGAAGCCAGGAACGCGGACAGGATGATGGTCACCCAGAACGCGACAGTGGACTTGAAGAGATTATTCTCCTCAAGCCACTGGTAGGTGTGAATCCACCACACAGCTCACGCCCCGCGAAGCTTCCTTGCCATCGCGAGCGCCTTCTCGTTCGGCTGCGGGGCCGCGAGAGTGCTGATGCCGGGAGCGCCCGTGTACTGCTTGGCGATCTCCAGGATCTCATCCGGCGGCGGGTTGGGCGTGATCTGCCCGGTGGCCTTGGGAGTCTCGTCGCCATCCGGGCTGGCGGGGAACAGGTCGGTCG